GGATGCCGTTGTTTACGGAGAAGGGTATGGAGCCGGTATTCAAAAGGGGGGATGCTACAGCCCGGACAAGCGTCTAATTATTTTTGACGTTCTTGTGGCGGGAAAGTGGTGGTTGAATTGGGAAAATACGGTGGACGTAGCAACTAAACTCGGCTTGAAACATGTGCCATTTGTCGGCGATATGTCGCTTGAGCGGGGCGTTGAAATGGTACGGGAGGGATTTCCGTCAATCATCGCAAAAGAAAACGGCATAGATGCACCGGCGGAAGGGTTAGTAGGAAGAACGGTTGAAACTCTTTTCGACAAGAAGGGAAGCAGAATAATTATCAAGTTGAAAACGAGGGATTTTTAATGGACATTGCGCGGACGATCTTCGGGATTATGGGTATTACAATATCTATTCCGTGCCTCATAGTTGGGTTACAGTGTCTTGGCGATTTCAGGATGAGAAAAAGAGAACGCATGTCATACTTTTGCGCGGGCCTTATGGCGATAAACGCTGCCTTTGTTTCTGGATTTCTCGGGGCGGTTATGCTAATATATGAGTATCAGTTCGTACTCAAGAGCTTTCTACATAAACTATTTGGAGGATGAAATGCGGAAGATCAAATTTAGAGTCTGGAACGGCGAAACGATGATTTCACCGGATTATATAACTCGTGAAGGTTTAGCTTTCTGGAAGGAAAATAGCATACCATCTTATTCGGATAAAATTATGCAATTCACCGGTCTACTCGACAAAAACGGAAAAGAGATTTACGATGGAGATATTATTAAAGAAATGGGTTGTGATGATTATTTTGAAGTAGTTTTTGCGGCGGGTGCCTTTTGGTTAAAAGATAAAAAAGGACCAGATTTATTCATTAGTGGCGATGGATTATTACTAGAAGTAATCTGCAATATCCACGAGAACCCGGAGCTATTAAAATGAATAACAAGCGGTGTAGTCTTTGCAATAAGTCAGAGGAAAGCGCCCGGGGAATAGTTCGATGTGGATTAGATCATAAACCGGGCTATCAAAAGAACCCAAACTTCGATTGTCCGATATGGGAGCTGAATTTCAAGAAGTGGGAACCGTTAGCAAAGAAAACAAAGGCGGTTGTAAAATGAAAGAGCCTTATATCCAATTGCTTGACCAGCGCGGTGATTTCAATATCTGGATAGTTAACGGTGAATGGATACGGTCGAATATTGACGTACAGTTCACTAATGCCGACCAGCCGCTTCACGCAAAATACATTCCGGCGAATGAGTTATGGATTGACCGGGAGGCGGCCGGGGATGAGACGCAATTCCTTATCGATGGATTGCTTATCGAGTATAAGCTTATGAAGCGAGGCATGTTATACAAGGAGGCCTTGAATCAATCAGATGAAATAGTGGAGAGAGAACGTCGCAAGAAAGATGGATTGAAAGGCGATGTCACCGGAACGCTCGAAGCTAACAAGAGCGTGTATCTTGAAAAGCTTGGCGAAACCGAAGACGGCATAGAAATATGGCTTGTTCACGGTGAGCTTGTCCGGGCAGGATATGACGTTGATTTTACTGAGGGCGGACATGGGTTAGTATACAAGTATATTCCCGATAATGAGGTATGGATTGATGATGATATCTTCGAGGAAGAGCATCCTTTCATAATTCTCCATGAACTTCATGAGTATCATAAAATGGAAAACGGTTGGAATTACGAGCAATCTCATGCCGACGCTTCGCGGGTTGAATGGTTTGTGAGACATCACCTGGATGAATTGAAAAGCTATTTGGAAGTGGAAGGATGGATTTTATCCGATGCTGAAAAATAAAATATTAAGATGCGAGGCCATGCAGAGTCTGGCTGGGCTCGGCAAGGCATGGCATGGCGGTGATTGGCTTGGCGCGGATCGGCAATGCATGGAGCCGGGCTTTATACCGGCAATTTATTTGAAATAGGTAAGGAGTAAAGAATGAGAGAGATGATTCGTGTTTATATCGCGTCTCCCTATTCTGCGGGCGATCAAGAAGAGAACGTCAAACGCGCTATGGGTGTTTTCGATCAATTGGTCCATTATGGCTTTGCTCCATATGCGCCGCTACTCTCACGCTACCAGCATAAATATTATCCGCTACCTTATGAAAAATGGCTTGAACTGGATATCGAATGGCTAAGGGCTTGTCACATTCTTTTGCGATTACCAGGAGAAAGCGAAGGGGCGGACCGTGAATGTCGGGCGATGAAAAAAATGAATAAGCCGGTGATATATACTCCAATCGATATATTAAGTAGTGACATGATCGATCGTATCGTAAGAGGGGCGGAACCGTATGTCCGATTTTATTGAGAAACCGGCTCATTATACACAAGGCGGTATTGAATGTGTAGACGCTATCCGGGCGGCGCTTACCGATGATGAGTTTCGCGGTTGGGTTAAAGGTAACATGATTAAATATATCTGGAGGGAAAGGTTAAAGGGCGGGGACGTCGATATAAAGAAAGCCGTCAAGTTTGCAAGTTTCATAAAGGGTTAATAACACCGCGCGGCGCCGAGAGGCGAGGCAAGGTTGAGCATGGCGAGGCTGCGCGCGGCCGGGCAAGACAAGGCTTCGAGCCGGATTTCATACCGGCAATTTTAAATAAGGAGTGAATCGTGTTACGATTCCAAACTAAACTAATTTCAAAGTCAAAAATCAAAATCTCTTTAAATGAGATAAACGATTTTTGCAAGGAGAAATCAGATGACAATAGCACATGTTTCATTGGTGGGAGTCCGGCCGATTATGTTCGACCGTTATCCAGGGGACAACAACACACAATTGAGGCCGGAGGAGAAGTTTTATCTGACGGAGGAAAAAAAGATTTATCTCCCTTCGATAAATCTCTACTCCATGCTGGTGGCAGAAAATGGTAAATCTGCCTGTAAGCAATATTGCGGAAAGAACTGGCGGACGGTTTCGCAGTGTATTGCCAGTCAGACGAATATCGAGCCATTTGAAATAATATTTACGGCGGACGGCAAAGACATTATTTTCGACGGATTCGATTCAAAAATCTATGTTCATCAATCGGTGGCACGTGTTAAGAAAGGGTCGCTTTCAATTCCATCTCCTAAATCGCGGCCGGTGATTGCGCCGCCGTGGGAATTGTCTTTTGAGATTGTCATGGAAGAATCAAAAGACTTGACTTTTGAAACCATGAGAAATCTTTTTAATCATTCGGGAAATATTGGTCTTGGAACCTTTCGGCCGTTTTTCGGACGGTTCAAAGTCGATAAGTTTGAAGTAGTAAAATAATCGCGGCGCGGCGTAGTAAGGATATGCGAGGCTGCGCGCGGCGCGGCGGGGCAAAGCAAGGCACGGTTTTTTGAAAGGATGTAACATGAAACGAATGATTATATTAGCAGATTTACATTGCGGACATCGGTCGGGATTGACTCCTCCTAAATATTGGATCAATTCCGAAGAGGATGGGTTTCTTGGAAAGGTAGCGCAATTCGAGCGCGATTTATGGAAGTGGTATAGCGAAACTATCGAAAAATGTAAGCCGATTGATGTTATCGTGGTAAACGGTGACGCAATAGACGGCAAGGGTGAAAAAAGCGGAGGGACGGAGCTAATCAGGACCGACCGTCTTGAACAAGTACGCATGGCGGCGGAATGTATACGCATAGCCGAGGCGAAAGACGTTTTCATTATCGCCGGTACTCCATACCATGTAGGCAAAGAAGAGGACTTTGAATCAAGCCTCGCGGATGATCTGGGAGCGCATTTCTCCAATCACGAGTTTATAAAATGCGAGGACGTGAAGTTTGATTTCAAACATAAGGTCAGTTCCTCCATTATTCCTCATGGTCGATGGACAGCCCCGCGAAGATCGGCGTTATGGAACTCCATGCAAGCTGAACGAGGGATGCAGGAGTCACTTGATTTTCTAATTCGAAGCCATGTACACTATTACACATTAAGCGAGGATGCAATAAAGACGGTTATAACGACACCGGCACTCCAGGGCTGGACTAAGTTTGGTTCAAAGGAATGTGAAGGGACAAATGATGTCGGATTCTTGCAATTTGATTGCGAAAACGGAGAGGCTGGATTGACGAAATACTTTTATGACATGCGAGAGTTTAAAGCTGAGTTTGTGGAAATTAAATAATACTACGCGGAAAGGCTGGGCGCGGCTGGGCGCGGCCTGGCTAGGCAAGGTAAAGCATGGCTTGGTGGCGGATTTCATGCCGCCAATTATAGGTATTATACGGGCGAAAGATTTGAGCAAGTTTATGATAGAGAATGGTTTTTCATTACACATAAAAAAAATTATATAGCTTGCTGTGACTGTGGGCTTGTCCATATTGTTAATATTAAGATAGATAAGAAAGGCGATATGAAAATGCAGATGATACGTGATGTCAAAAGAACTTATTATCAGAGAAAACTCAGACAGAGGAGAAAGAAAGCATGAGATACTTTAAAGGCGATGTAATTACTAATAGCGGCACGGATTACACCGTGAAAACCGGCATGATTCAAGACATGCTCCTATGTGCAAGCGAGCAAGGGGTATACACTTTCTTTTCAGCGCATGAGGTATCTTTGAAGTACCGGCCTTTACTCAATAAGATAAAAGCGCTATTCTTTCGGTAATGGACAATTTAGCGAAAAAAGCCAAGAAAAAACCACGGGGCAAGCCTTTTCAAAAAGGACAAGCTCCAGTTTCGCCAGGCCGTCCTAAGATGCCCGAAGATATCAAGATAGCATTTCGCGATTATACCCAAGAGGCACTTGATAAGTTGGTTAAAATCATGCGGTTAGATTTATCGATCGGATCTGCTAATATCATCGCCCGCGCTTGTGAGACTATCCTAAATCGTGGTTGGGGAACCGCTCCTCAAAATATGTCCGTAGAGATTAAAGACAAGACCTACAAAGTAGTTCCGGTCAAAGATGACAACGGTTGATTTTAGCGGACTCAAAGACGCTATAAATCCAGTCTACCTACCATATCTCACCGATTACCGGCCAGTACAGCTATATAAAGGCGGGTGTATCGATGGAAATACGCTTATTGATACACCTACAGGAAAAGTAAAGGTTAAATATTTTAAAGGCGGTTCGGTATGTTCATGGGATGGTAACAAAGTAGTTTGGGCTTTTGCTTTGAAAAGGAAAAAATATAAAAAGGCCCAACTATATAAAGTCGAAACAACAGAAGGGCCTTCAATAACCGTAACGGCTAAACATCGGTTTTTAACTTCTTCCGGTTGGAAGATGACCTCGGAACTCTCGGTTTTATCCGTGCTTTGCGGAGCGATTCGAGACCAGCGGATGACCACTTCGGACATTTCCCCGAAAGCTCGACATGAAGATGCTCTGCATTATTACGGAACAATTGGAGATTCGATAGATTATTATTCTGACGATTACCATCTAAATGATGCACTACTTCAGTCGGGAGAAGATAGCGTTTTAGATGTTCCTCCATTACCAATCGATGCTGACGGACATACCCGGCATGACTCGCAAAAGGGTGTCCATAAACCTTTACAAGGATATAGCCGCTTTTATCAACTACTATTCCGCCGTTCCAAAAATGATTTAACTTTCCTCTGGCGCATCCTTGAGGTAATCCATGAATATCATATCTTCGATAAGCTTTTTGGATTCCTTTTGTCGACTTGCCGACTATTTCACCGATCTCTCTTGAACTTTTACCACTTTCGGCGAGTTTCCGAATCTGATCAATCAGTTCCTTGCTATAACGATTACTCATTAAGGGACCTCCATGTAAAGAATATAACATATAAAGGGCGGCATGTCTACTACGATATACACGTGCCTCACTATCATAACTATATTGCCGAAGGAATGATCCATCATAATTCGGGTGCCGGGAAATCGCATTTCATAGGTCAGAACCGAATCTATAACACGATAGGTTTACTTGGCTTTAATGGCCTTGTCGTCCGTAAGATAGGCCGCGATAATCACGATTCTACCTTTGCTTTGCTTTGCCGAGTGATACGCGATTTAAACCTTGAAGAGCTATTCGACATTAACCGAAGCAAGGGAGCTGAGGAAATAACCTGTAAGCTTAATGACAATCAGATTATCTTTCGCGGCCTGGATAACGTTGATCAGATTAAATCGGTTACTTTCAAAACAGGTGATTTAGCATGGGTATGGATCGAAGAAGCGGACCAGGTATCGGTTGAAGATTATCGTCAGCTCACTTTGAGACTTCGCGGAAAAGAGCAGCCTAAAGCTTTGATACCTACAAAGACGCCGTTTAAAAAACATATCATCATGTCATTTAATCCGATTGATATTTCCTCATGGATCAAGACGGAGTTTTTTGACCGAACGCTATTACCGGAAGACGGCTTTATCCTTGAAACGACCTACCACGATAACTTGCACCTTGACGATGAATACATAGCCAAGCTCGAAGCGCTTAAAAACATCGATTGGTACTTCTATCAGGTCTACGTCCTCAATCAGTGGGGCGCGCGGACGACGGCCCGCGTATTCCATAACATCGAGATACATGACTTTCCTATCGTCGAGAACGATTTCCAGAATATCAGGAACGGCGCGGACTTTGGATATAATCACGCCTCGGCTTATATTCGATGCGCTTTTCGGGATGGGGAGCTATACATTTATCGTGAAGCCTATTGCAAGCAAAAGCTGAATAAAGATTTCATCGAGTTAATCAAGCCGTATTATGTCAAAGGCTATGCGATCACGGCCGACTCGGCCGACCCGGACAAGATACGCGAAATGAATGAAGCGGGGCTTGAAACTTATCCAAGTAAGAAAGGCCCGGATAGCCTAAAGCGCGGGATTGATTATCTCAAGGCGTTACCGCGGATTCATATCCATAGCACCAATTGCCCTAATGCCGCCCGCGAGTTTCCACGGTTCAAATATCGCGAGTTGAAAGACGGAAAAATACTTGATGAGTTTGTCGAGCTTGACGACGATACAATAGCGGCTGTGAGATATGCTACCGAATCTTTAAATGCGGGAAGTGGCGGGAATTATTTTATCAAGCGGAATAAGATATTCTAACTTATTGACATATTATTATGTTTAGGTAATTATAAAGTAATGAGCGATATACGCCGTGAAGTTAGCCTTGCCAAGGAATCGATCAATCGTCAATTGGCCGATGTCAAAAACCGTTTAGAAAAGACGACAATCTTTCAACCGTTTCTCCGTCGACAATACAGAACGCAAATACAAGCTCTTGAAACCACGGCGCAGGGTGTAGTACAACAGGCGCTTGCTTTGCATACTGACCGGAAGCCACAGGAAGCGATAGCCGCAATCAATCCGGCGCTATCGAAACTCGCCGAGACTCTTGAAAATAATCCTCACCGGACCGCGATAGTCCAGGCTATTGAAGAAGCACAGCGCGACATCATGAATACGTCCGTCACTCTCTTTACGACGAACGTACAAAAAGAAGTCGACCGAAATAATTTCCCGACCTATAACGCGCAGTTGATGGGAATGTACGAGATGTATGAGGGCCGATCACGTTTCGGTGCTGAGATGCTTGGCGCTGTCGTCGATACGCGGTCGGCCTTTATCGCGGGTGAGGGTCTATCGGTAATCACCAAAAAGAAAAAGGCTTATGATTGGCTGAACGATGAGTTTATCCTAATCAATAACCTCGGCGGAGCAAAGCTCATGGACCTCATTACAATGAGTGAGCTTGAAGGTAAAGCGCTTGTATCGCTCGTGGCTGATAAGTATCCGTGGTCTGGTCTTGAAAAGGACAAGGGCCGCAAAACTATTTTCTTGCATGACACGCCGTGGATGACTTGGCGCTATACTGTCGAATATGCCGACTTCTCTGGAACGCTCGGCACTCAAATCAAGCGCATTTATTACAAGCAGGGCCAAGGCGGGGATCTTATCGCCGACAACAAAGACTATGACCTTGACAAGACTGAATACGTGGTAATCGGTCGCCCGACATGGCTTAACCGCAACTGGACGCCGAACAAGCTCCACAAAGTATTGACGCAATTCGAGAATCTTTCGCGCGGCATGTATGACCTTCGCAAGAATACGCATTTCTACGGGCGTATTATACCGTACTGGAAAACACAAACACGGGAAGACGCGGCGTCGATCAACGACATGATCGGGTCAAACGAAATGCAGATTGGCGACGGGTATGCAGGCCCGGCGGATTTCTCGCTTGTCGAGCCTTCTGGTAGCGCGGCGGCCGCCTTGCAGCAAGACATCATGCTCAATCTGAAAATCATTTCGAGCGCGTCTGGTATTCCTGTCCACTGGCTCGCATGGCCGGAGCTTATGAGCAACAGATCAACCGCTGAAAATTTAATGGAGGTGGTTAATTCCGCGACAAGGCGCGAACGGCTTATATGGGAGCGCGCTTTCCGCAATCTCATGATGAAAGCGCTTGTCATGGCCGTTGATCTTGGCATAGGCGATTTGAAATCAGAAGATATACCAGACGACCTTGAAGTACGCTTGTCGTTCAACAGCATGGCGATGATGGAAAAGATAATCACCGTATGGCAGCCGCTTGTCGATGCCGGGATGCTTTCAGAACATACACTCATGTCCATGCTTCCGGCTTCGATCACTTGGGAAAAAGAACAGAAGCTCATCAAGCAAGAGAAAGACACCAAAGCAAAGGCTAATGGTATTGACAATAACACAGTAAATGCTAAAATAAATCAAATGCAACAGAATGGACAGCCCGGACAAGTGCCGGGTCAACCAGCGACAAATGTCGCTAATCAAAAGCCGGTTAATCCGGCGCAAGGAGCAAACGCAAATGGTAAAGCAGTCTAACAGAGCGCCTCTCCCGTGCCCGTGTCAGCTTAACGAGCTTATTCCCGCTAATCGTCCGGTCAAGGAAGAGGAATGGGCGGAACTCCGGGCGGAGGGAATCGAGCATACTAAGCTTGTCAACGAAATGATTAAAAAGGACCTCGCCCGTGAAGTCGAATCGGAAGCTAAAGCGGAAAATAAATCCTCATAACGAGAGATAAACAGGATGCCGGACGAAATCAAGAAACAGATTAAAGCCTCACTCGCAATTCAGTGCTGGGCGGACCTTGGATTATCACAGGATGAGATTCTGTCGATGATACCGAAAGACACTCTCGCCGGGTTGAGGAAAAGCAATCCGCATCCGTATTTTCGAGCTTATTCTATTTGTCATGAAGGTGTAGCAAAGCCGAGGTTAATTGGTGAGGAGTCTCATCCGATTATTTGGCTCCGCCGTGCTATTCAGTCTATTAAAAACGTAGTTAGTAAGGGCGTTAAGTTTTTTAGTGGGCATAACTCCACGAACAAGAATCAAGACGCCCACGAAGTCGGCGAAGTGGTAGCCTCAAAGGAAATGGAAATCAACGGTGAACTGCATCATGTAGTTGTCGGTTATTTTCCTAAACCGGAAGAGGTAAAAGACTTTGATGTTTGTAGCCATGAGGGTGAATGGGATTTAATCGGCGACGGTAAAAACTGGATTGCGAATAAACTCGAATCACTGACTGGTATCGCCCTCATGGATTCAAGCAAGACAGCGCCCGCTTTCGACGGGGCGCAAATGCTCGGGATGGTCCAGGCTGGAGAAGCCCCGGAACCTTACGAGTTTAATCCGGTAGAAAATAAAAGGAGCAAAGTAATGGCAGAAGCACTTGATCTCTCGACGGTTGCTTTCGATGATATTAAAAAAGAATTGGTGAGACGAAATACCTTCCCTCATAATATCTACTCATTTGATGATATTGTGAAGGACCGTGAGTTTTCGGGAGCTATCGACGCGCAGTATGTGCCAAAGGCGAAACACTCCGAAGCACTTACGGCAATCGAAAAAGATAAGGCAGAGTTAGCGCAAAAGCTTAAAGAAAAAGAGCGTGCGGCCGATTGGGGAACCGCGCCGGCCCGTGTTGAAAAGATTGCAAAGGAACTCAATCTCACCGCTAATATCGGTGACTATATTAAAAAACGTCTTAATAATAAGATACAGGATCTTTCAGATACCGGCTTGAGAAGCTGGATCGATGAGCAAATAAAGCTAAGAACAGACGTATTGAGTGCAGAGGGTGGAGAACCCCCCGCCCCCTCGACCGCAAGCACAACGACAGTAACTAACGATTTTACGAAAGCGGCTAACAATCCGATGCTGGCCGAAGATCTTTCGTAGAGAAGGGGTAGATTATGGCGGCTAAAGTTTTTCAGATCGCCGATCTTACCATCTATGACGAATTGCCTAATATCACTCCGTTGACTTCGTTTAACGCGGGTGATGCGGCAATCGCCAGTGATGTACTCTGTTTCATGCTTCAGTCGGTTGATCCGACCGGAGCTGGAGCGCCTGGGGAGAAAACCGAAGGCACGGCCGTTTATCGCTGCCGTCAGGTTATCGCTCAGAAAAAAGTTGGCAGCGGCGAGGCTTGTTATCCCGGTCAGAAACTCTATTTTGACCCGGCGACTAATAAGGTTTCTCCGAACAAGACCGGCACTGCCGGGACGAACTGCTATATGTGCGGCTGGGTGAAACTCGCAGCCGGTGCCTCGGCCACTGAAGTCGAGATGAATTACGACGGCACTCGTGCCCTCGAAAACTTCTAAGGGAGGGTGCATATGGAACAGATGAAAATTACCGGAAACGATAAAATGCTTTTCGATGTTCTGAACGCATATCTTGATAAGAAAATAGATGAGAACCATCCAGATTTTCATAAAGGAAAGATTGCGCTTCAGGCATTCCTTGACGCTCCTCGCCAGGAGCATAAGAAATCAATCATTCAGGCGAGGAATGTGTCTGGTATGATTCACACCGCCAGAGTACAGGGCGCGGCCGTATCGACCGATTTCGATCTGTTGACTACTTCGGCTTTCAACGCTGTCTTGCAGGCGTACTACTATGACCTGTACTGGCAGGAAGCCTTCATGGAAGTTCCTCGCGATGCGGACCGTGATTATTGGGAAGTTGCCACGATTACCAATCTGATCGGTTTCATCCGCATCGCTGAGGGTGGCCGGATTACCGCCGATATGCTGAAAGGTGTTAAAGAAAACATCTACGTCAGCTATTACGGTGGGGCGCTCGGGTTTACCGATAACGCTATCCGGTTCCGCAAACTCGCGCAGATGTACGAAGCGGCTGTTGCGTTCCGCAATAGTTTCTTCCTCAATCAGGCGAATAACCACTACTTCCTCATCGCGGTCGCGGCCGGTGCTAACCCGCTCGGCGTTATCACTTGGCAGGGAACCACGGGCGACACGCAACTTCAGCGTGATATTCTCACTTTGAATAAAGCGCAGAAGGATCTGGCGGTTGCCAATAAAGACAAAGGTTACGGTAATACCGTGACGATGCCTTTCATCATCTACGCACATATCAACGACGAGCCGAGACTTACTGCCGCGCTGTTGAAAAACAACGTGACTCAGTTTGTCGATGCTCAAAAAGGTGAGCGCGTTACGAACCTCCGTCAGTTCCAGGTTTACTACAGCCTGAACGCGAACATCACCGAAGGCTATCCGATCATGGTCCTTCCGGGCCATAAGATTCAGCGGAATGAGGCCCTTGCGCCGACGTCCTATGTCGCGCCCGAGGATATCCTCACCCTGAACCGGGTACAGTCGGTTTGGAGTATCTACGGTGCCGGTATCGCCGACGCTGACCAGGTGCTTCAGTTCACTCTCGGTTAAGTAAGGATGGCCCGCTCGAATAGGGCGGGCCTTTCTTTTAGGGGAGATTATGGCCGTTACGCCCGGAACGAATTCATGGTGCTCTAATACAGACGCAAACTCTTATTTCAGCACTCGCTACCTTAGTTCCGGGTGGACGGCTCTTGCCTCTTCCGATCAAGACGCTCTACTTATTACTGCTTTTAAGTTCCTTAGGCGCCAACCGATGTTTCGGCTTGGGCCGAGCATCACTGACCAGATTGTAAAAGACGCGCAATGTGAAGCCGCATGGTGGTTAAAAGACTGGATGGAAATCCAGATGAAGCACGAGGCGATCCACGCCCAGGGTGTCCGTAATTATTCATTCGGCGGATTCTCCGAAAGGCTGGATGAAGCGCCTAAGTGTCCTCGATTTATAATTGACATGCTGCTTGCCTATTGCGCGGGAAACGGAAACTATGCACCGCGAGCCGTGCGAACATACTCAGTCGAGCCTTAAAGTATCTATCCAGGCCCGCGACTATTTCGCGCAACTGGAGAAGCTACAGGACAAGCTCGCAAAACTAATCGACGAAGTAGCCCGCACCTCTGAAACATCCAACACCTATTGGTCTGGTATAAAGCGCGATATGCGGTCGATCTATGAAGAGATGCGCGGTATCTCACAAGCGATTGTAACCGATGAAATACCAGCCGCTTTCGAGCAAAGTCTACGCGATGAAGTAGCGGCGCTTAAAGCGAACGAGTTTACACCGAACCCGGTAAATTATAAAGACATCATCGGGACACATGCCGTCCGACAATCACTCAAAGCATTACTTGATGAATCGCTCCATACTCTCGCTATGGGCCTAAATAATGGACAGACGCAACTTCGCCGATTGCTTAACGTATCGCAACAGGTGCTTGTATCAGAAAAGGCGCTCAATCAATCTATCGCCGAAGGCTACACGTCGGGCGGTACTGGTATTCGAGGCGGTGAGTTTGTAGGCGCTGAATCGCCATATGGCGCATATTTAAAAACACGGGAAACACTACTTGAAAAGGCTCAGGACGGTAAATACATAGCGGTTGTCGATAAGAACGGCGACACGATCATGTATAATGTCGATGATTATACGCGGATGGTTGTTAGGACCAAGCTTTCCGAAGCGACGACTTCTGGCGTGATAAATGCGGCGATGGCTGTCGGCGGGGATCTCGTAGAGGTCTCAGATCATAATACTACTTGCGAGGTGTGTCAGGAGTACGAGGGTAAAGTTTACTCATTATCTGGAAAAGATGAAGATTTTCCGCCAGTAGATATGCTTCCTCCTTTTCACGTAAATTGCGAGCACAGTTGCACGGTAACCTTCCGAGAAGGCATGGAGGTTGACGGGACGTTACAAGACAATATAGACTTCTCAAATGAAGAGACTACCGAAGAAACGGCAAGTGAGGAAGTATGATTGATTTAGAAAGAGAACCGGCTGACGAAATAAATGTAGCACCCATACCTAAGCCTGCAGGCGTTGAGCATGAGCCGCTTGATCCTCAATATGCGCGTAAAGAGCATAATCACAAACTCGCCGATTTGTCAGAACGTAGCTACAACAGCCTAACGGACAAGCCTACGCTGATTTCATTATCGAATCCGCTTCGAATAGTTAGCCAGGATTATACAACTACTGCAAATGATTACATTACTATTCAAACCGGATCGGGAAAAAATGTTATTGTCGGCGCTGCTTCCTGCATTTTGGGCCGTGTGATAAAAATAAAAAACGCAACTGGCGGGAGCATGATTATCAGCTCAGAGAACGGCAAAACATTTGATGGAGAGACGACGTTGACATTTTTGAATAAGGATAGTTTTTCTTTGGCCTATGATGGCAATAATTGGGTGGTAATATAATGTCATATTCAACCGATCCGGCAAAACTTAATCAGCTCCCTTCATATCGTTTTGTTAGTGACGCGGAAGTGGCAGCATGGAACGCAAAGCAAGCAGCGCTCGGCTATACCCCGGTTCCCGATACGCGAAAGGTAAATGGGAAAGCGCTTTCATCAGATATTTCATTATCTTCTTCCGATATAGGCGCAGACCCGGCCGGTGCGGCCGCCGCGATCACGCTGGCCGGGCTGGGCGGAGTTCCGGCAATTCGGAAGATAAACAATCACGATTTGAGCGCCGATAGAACACTCGCCGCATCGGCTTACTTTCAGCCTGTTAATCCGACTGCACTGACAAGCTCGTCTTATAAAATGTTCGGGTTGGGCGGAACGATTAAGATCACGCCTCTTTTGACTGGCGTTATCAGATTCGCTATCGATTTTTATTCGGGCGGTGTAGGCTCGACAAGTCAGAATAGTTTTAAGTGCTGCTATGGGACGGGAACGGCACCGGCCAACGGTGCGGCGGCTTCCGGTACAGTTATCGGACCGACAAGACAGGGTGGATCGGTGGCAAGCGTCAGCGCCACGCAACCCACTTTGAGCTGGGAAATTATTATTACCGGGCTTACTGTTGGTACTGCTTACTGGTTTGATGTACAGGCGGCTATCGGTTCGGGGAATACGAGCGTAATGGCAGCCACGATTGAAGCGATTTTGGAGGAGTTACCAAATTGATTGATATGGCGCTGGTTCCTTCCGAACAGATAAATAGACGCGAGGCGGATGATACGTGGGAGCTACTCAATCGCATGGGACGGCTCAAAGATGGTTCGATGAAGGCGCGCAACTATTCGGGAATCACGAACGCTTGGCTAAACGAACCGTGTATTGTCGTCGGTGCCGGGCCGTCGCTTCGTCCGATAATCGACGAGCTCGGATGGGAGTTTCTTGACGGAAAGCATACCATCGGTATCAATCACACTATCGAGGACTATGATCGATTCGAATGGTTTCTTTTTCTCGATGAGCGCTTCCTTGAAAAGACGACATATAATCTGAATAATTACAAGGGCCGTATCTATGCTCAGTGTAACACAAAAATGGATGCGTCCGAACAAGTACGGCTTTTCCATTGCGTTCCTAAGCCTACTCTGAAGCTTGAGGACGGACTTTATAACCATAACTTTTCAGGGCTTGCCGCGTTGAATCTCGCTATCATTTCAGGAGCGAACCCGATCTATCTTCTCGGCTATGGCATGGGAACCAACGGCAACCGAGAGGACTACCACTACAAGCCGGACTACACCGGCAACTCAGATGCGGCCTCACGGTTTGACAAGTATGTCACAGTACTCGGACAGTTTGCGCCGTTCCAACAATTCGGGAAACGCATCGTACACGTGACGAATGCTACCGATATTCCGACGCTCACATGCAAGATGAAAAAGGCCGATTTCATTAGACTAATGCGGAACGATAAACCGGCGGCCATCGATGCCGAGAACGCGCGGGTATTGCACTATTCTTTTACCGATGAGGTGGCACGACATGCGGACATTACCAGACATGTTATTCAACGTTCCGTGGGAAAACATGAGATGCATTCATGGTCGGAACCGATTCTCCCTGCCGACTTGTATATCCTTGAGCATTTCATGTCGACCTCGGGGGATGTCAATAATTTCCCGCACAAGTCGAAAACGATTGACATCGTTCACTCGTCTAATTGCATCCCGCGTCCGGGCTTCGCGAAAGTGGTTTGTCTGACGAACGCATGGCAGAAGTATTTGAAATCTCACGGGGTTGACGCCGAAGTCATACCAGGGGGGATTGATCTTGAGCCATACAAAGAAATCACGCCGACCTCTGAAATGGTATTTGGAAGAATTACTCGTTGGGATAGTGGTAAGATTCACCCTGATTGGAATCGACTTGTCGGGGAAATCCTCGAAGAGTTGCCGGAAGCGAAATGCTTATTCTATGTCAAAGCATACGCGAAAGGCCGGGAAAGGCTAAACCATCCGCGCATGATTTGGGACGAGTCTTGCAATATCGATATGTTCAAGGGCGATTTTCTCAAAAACATGAGTATCTATGTCCATATGAATGCAAACACAAAGGAGACGATGAGTTATGGTTGTGTCGAAGCGCTTGCTACGGGATTACCTGTTGTTTATCTCAGTGAAGGCACGGGCGTACTTGAGGAAGTTACAGGGGAAGCTGGAATCAGATGCACAAGCCCTGCCGAAGTCAAAGCCGCTATCCTGAAGCTCTTGAAAGATGTAGAATTGAGAAAAAGTTATTGCGAGAAAGCGAAAAAACAGGCGCAGCGATTCGATAGCCGTGTGACGGTTCGCGAGTTCGACCGCCTGATACGAGAGGTTTTAGGGGGAAAGAAATGAAGAAAAAGGTATGGGACAAATTAAAAAAAATTGAACTGGAAATAATAAAGATTGATAAAGAAACAATAGCATTACGGAAAAAGAAATTAATTGAAAATAATATATGGAATCATTTCGCAGAAACATTGGCGAAGTTTCCCGGTGAGTGTTTTTAATGAACTGTCCTGACTGCGGTCGGCCGATGGTCGAACAGCCGGTTGATATCACTCTCGGGATCGGTTGGCAGATTCGTTGTAAGCCGTGCGGGAATGAGTTTGTAGGACGAAGTATGGCAGAAGCGCGGATGATTTACGAGAAATCGGAAGCGAACAACAAAGGAGCAGAAGAATGAATGAATGGGATGAATGGAAAGCACTAAATATGGGAGTTCTTATATTTATGATTCCCATGATTGGAATTGTTATTATTTTAATTATCCTTTCCTTGGCTGGTATATTATGAAACGCATTATCCTTTCTCCGCATAATGACGACGCGGTGCTATCGCTTGGCGGATCGATTGCTAAATGGGTTGAGGCTGGCGACGATGTACTCGTGATTAACTTTATGACCATATCGAATTACGTAAATCCGGCTACTAAAAAAGCATTTAAGTTTGTAGCTGAACAGCGGGCGGCCGAGGAAGCGGCGGCGTCTAAATTACTCGGCTATTCATATAATCAATTGGGCTTTAAAGATAAGCCTCTCCGGGGGGATGATATATCAAAGCAAGTGATTGAGGCAATCAAGCGCACATTTACCAGTTATCCTTCTGAAGTTTATGCGCCGATGTCCGGCACCCATGGCGATCATCGTTTAGTGCGCGATTGCGCCGAAAGCGTGATACCAGCGGAGCATTTACACTTCTACGAAGACTTGCCGTATTGCCTTAACATGGTCGATCAACCGACCGGGAAGCGTCCAGTGCTCATCGAAATCAATCCGTTACGGAAACGAGAAGCGGTCCTAAAGTACGAATCACAGGTTGACTCAATTCTTGAGTTTATGGTCCGCGCCTATGCACACGGGTGGAATGATAATTACTACGAGAGGATTTGGGAATGAAAATCGTAACGATTACTCTCATGCGGAAAGGATCGAAGCGATTTCCGGGCAAGAATATAGCGCAACTTGGTGACAAGCCACTTTATCGATGGACGGTCGATTTCGCGATGAGCCTCGGCTATCCGTACTACTTGGCGCATGATTACGATGAATTAGAAGTGCCAGAAGGCGTGAATGTTATCAAGCGTCGAGAGAATTATACAGGAGATGTCCATCAAACGAACGAAGAAATAAGAAGCTTCGGCCTTGACGCTGATATATACATTCTCCTCCAGGTGACAAGCCCGGTTCGTATTACGGGGAATATCTTTGAATCCGTGACTTTGCTTGAAACTCATCCTGAATATCTTATCGCTTTTGGTGCCATGCCAGTCAAGCCCGCGTTCTATCACTGGCCGAATGGGTACGAGGTAAACTTCGAGCAAAAGAATCGAACTGATAATGGCGGGTTTAAACATCCATTTTATCGTGAGACAGGATCATTTTATGTCTTTCATCGCGAGTGTCTTTATAATAAGCATTTGCTTGATTGTAACCCGGACGCGAAAGCGATTATTGCCGACCCGTTCGGAATCGATATCGATTCGCCGGAAGATTTAAAGGAAGCTGAATGGGCACTCGCAAAACTTGGATATTAGATATTGACGATACGATACTCAAAAGCTCGCGCGTACCATGTCCGAATTGCGGACGGCATATGTATAGTTTATTAGCAGTTAACAAGGAACTGATAAAAAAATCTAATTCTCTATACATGTCCGGTGATACAATTATCCTATGGACCGGGCGCAACTGGGATCTATACGATGCGACTTGTGAGCAATTGCGTAGGATCGGGATACATTATCACGAACTCGTCATGGGAAAACCGCAAGGCACACTTATCGACACTGACGCATTAAGGAGTCTCCCTTGAAAACTCGCGTAATATGTGAAATCGGAGCGAACCACAATGGGAGCATGAAACTCGCCGAACAAATGATTGACGAAGCGGCCAATCTTGGTGTATGGGGTATCAAGTTCCAGAAGCGCGAACA